ATTTAAATAAGGGAGTTTCAGATGTAAAAGAAAACTTTAACGAGGCAAAGGATGCAATTGTAGGCGCAACGGATGCACTTATAAATTTTACCAAGGAAACCGCAGACGAGATTGAGAAAACTCAAAAAGTTGCAGACCAAAGAGCGCAAGCGGATAAATTAGCTCGGGATTTAATAGTTGAAAGAGCGAAAGCAGAAAGAGATATTGCACAACTCAGAGTCGATTCAAGAGATGCAGAAAATAAATCTATCGAAGAGAGAATTGCCGCACTAGACTCAGTGTTAGCAATACAAACAAGATTAGCAAATAAAGAAATTGAGATATCAACTTTAAGAAGGGATGCACAAATACAGGAAAATACTTTTTCTCGCTCAAATAAAGATGCTTTAGATGCTGAAGAAGAGGCAAAAGCAAATGTAATAAGACAAGAAACAAATAGACTAAACGCTTCAAGGTTAATCCTACAGGAGCGTTTAACACTTCAAAAACAATATATTGCAGAACGTGATAAAGCAAACGGGTTAGTTGGTGAGGGGTTAACAGTACAAGACCAATTAGAATTTGACTCTAAAAAAATATTAAATGAAAAATTAGAGGGTTTATCTATTGAGAGAACGTTAAACGACGAAGCCGCGAACAAAGTAAGAATAGACAACGAAGAAAAAGTTAAAAATGCAAAGATAGCGATTGCGGGGCAAACTCTAAATATTATAGGGATGCTTGCGAAAGAAGGTAGCGATTTAGCGAAAGGCATTGCAGCAAGTCAAGCAACTATCAACACGTTTTTAGGTGTTACATCTGCTTTATCAGCACCCTCAACAATACCTGAGCCTTTTGGAACTATTTTGAAATTTGCTAACGCTGCTGCAATAGGTGTATCGGGTGCAATAAATGTAAAGAAAATATTAGCAACTCAACCCGTAACAACATCGGCTCCTAGTGGTGGTGGTGGAGGCGGTAGAGGTGGAGTACCTTCAGCACCATCATTCAATTTAGTACAAGGTAGTGCAAGCAATCAAATAGCAAATAGTGTTCAGACAGGTACAACACCATCAAGGTCATTTGTAGTGAGTTCTGATATAACATCTAACCAAGAACTAGACAGAAGGATTGAGGATGATTCTACTTTGTAGAACTATTTTGGTAAAAAGTGAATCAAAAAACAAACTTTTGTATTACTAAGTTATATGATTACGTACGAAGCCGTTTATGATCCAGAAAGTGAAAACGTTTATAGTGTTTCACTTGTAGAAAGCCCAGCAATGGAATCCGCTTTCATAGCATTAAAAAAAGAAAATAAGCCTTTTCAACTTGCAGAAGTAGACAAAAAGGAACGTACTCTTTTGGGTGTGGCTCTTATTCCAGATAAACCAATTTATAGGAATCAAGATGGTGCTGAGTTTTACATAACATTCCCAAAAGAAACTATTAAGGCATCGGCTCACGATTTCTTAAAGAAAGGGTTTCAATTAAATTCTAAGCTAGAACATGAAAGCGATATAAAAGGTATTTCATTTTGTGAGTCCTGGATAGTTAAGGACGCTAAAAACGATACTGCTAACGCTTACGGATTACCAAAAGAAGATATTGTTGAGGGCGCATGGATTTTAAAAATGAAATGCGATAATGATGAAATATATCAAAAGGCTTTGAGTGGTGAAATAAAAGGATTTAGTATTGATGGTTTATTTAGCCTAAAAGAAGTAGAAACAAAAAAGGATACAAATATGAGTACACAAATTACAGACGCAATTCAGAAAGGATTTGCCGATTTTAAAACGTTCTTCAATGAGCAAAAGGAAACATCTATAAAAGATGCACCTATTAAAGACCTAACACTTGGCTCAGTCAAGAGTGGAGATGTTACAATTATGTTTGACGGTGAAGCGATAGAAGTGGGTGCTGCTGTTTGGCTTGAAAATCCTGAGAACATGGAGGAGCGAATAGCGTTACCAGTTGGAGACTTTCCTTTAGAGGACGGTTCTACTTTAGTAGTTACTGAAGAAGGTGTTGCTGCTGAGATTAGAACAGGCGAAGCACCAAAGGAAGAAGAAGCACCCGCAGAACTTAATGATGATAAGCAAGCGCAAGAAATTGCTAGTGCAATTAAATCAGTACTAATTAAGTACAAAGAAGAAAACGACAAAGAGGTTAAAGAGCAAAACGATGTTCTTTTAGCTGAAATCAAAAAACTTAGTGATCAAGTTGTCGAGCTATCAAATGCACCCGCTGCAAAAAAGATAGTAACAGCACCAACACAATTAAGTAAACAAGGTAGAATTTTAGAGAGATTAAGAAATAACAAATAAATTATGGCAACAACAACAACAGTATCTAGTAACTACGCAGGAAGCGTAGCAGGTCAAATTATCGGAGCAGCTTTCTTAGAAGGTGATACGCTTTCGAGTAACGTTTTGACAGTAGCCCCAAATGTGGGGTACAAAATGAATTTAAGAAAAATCGCTTATGCTGATGGTACGGTGGATTATTCTTGTGGATTTACACCAGAGGGTGCAATCACATTATCAGAGAAAGTTATTACTCCTAAAAAAGTAATGAACGCTTTTCAAGTTTGTAAGGAAGATTTCAGACAAACATGGAGCGAGCCAACAATGGGAGCGAGCGCAGTAAACGCAAATGCACCAGCCGACATAATGGAGGCAATCCAATTAGAAGTATTATCTTCTCAGACTGAATTGGTAGATGCTCAAATCTGGAGCGGTGTTAATGCTACCGATGGAAATATCGGAGATGGTTTCCTAGTACAATTTGCTGCTGATGGCGATGTAGTAAAAGCTAACAATGGTATTACTGCTATTGGAGCAGCAACTACCGAAGCAAACGTTGAAGCAAATTTAAAAATTGCTTTAGCTGCTATCCCTAACAAAGTAAGACGTAAAAATCTGAATGTTATGGTATCTTCAAATGTATGGCAAGCATATATGTTTATGCTTACATCTAAGGGTATCGCTTGGAACGGTGATACATCGGAGAAAAGAATGGGATTTGCGGGTTATACGCTTATTGAAATTCAAGGTTTACCAGACGATACAATTGTATGCGCTGAGGCTTCAAACCTAGTTTACGCAACAGGTTTAGAAAATGACTACAATCAACTTGATTTAGTTGATGAGGATTCAATTGGACTTTTGACTGGAAATGTAAGAGGTAAGATTGTTTATTCTGGAGGTGTTGGATATTACAACCCTTCTGAAATCGTATGGTTATTGACAACAACAGCCTAATTAATAACGTTGAAAGGGGGCTTTAATTAGTCCCCTATTTAACAAAAAATCTTTAACAATATGGCTTGTGATTTAACAAGAAGCCGAACAAAGGAGTGTAAAGATTCTTTAGGCGGTAATTCAAAAATATTTCTTTACGATTTTATTGAAGATCCTTTTACGGTTGTAGCTGGTGAAGCGACAGCGGTTAACGCTGGTATTACTTCTGTTTACAGTTATGAGATTGAGGGCGATGGTTCTACGTTAGAGGAGGCAATGGTTTCAGATAGAAACACAGGAACTAGAACCAACACACAGACGGCTACGATAGTACTTAAAAAACTTACAGCGGTTGATGCTGCTGAGTTTAATATACTTGCTGCTTCATTTTCTCAATGTGTTGTGAAAGATAGAAACGGAAATTATCTTGCATTAGGAATTACTGAGGGTATGGATTGGAATATAACTGGCTCAACAGGTGGAGCGAAAACGGATCTTAGTGGTTTTACTTTAGTAGGAACATCAGTAGAGTCTAAATTTGCACCTTATTTGGACGCTGCAACTATTACAGCTTTTGAGGCTTTAGTTTAATATTTAGTTTAGTTTAGTTTTAAAAGCCTTTACTTTAATTAGTAGAGGCTTTTTTTGAATCAATAAACGCACTTTTGTATTACTATAGTATGAAGATTGTTTTACCGTCTAATACAAACCATTCCATTGATTTAATACCAAGATATTATCCTGTGGGTTCTATTGATTTGTATTTATATAATGAGGTTACAAAAGTAGAAACTTTAACAGCAAATACTTATGTAACTGCAAGCGGTTTACTTACAATAGATTTTGCTTTAGTTGTTTCTGAAGGTGATAAATACCAAATAAAAATTACAGATAATGAGGGCGTTGTGTTTCGAGGTAAACTATTAGCAACCGAACAACCAGAGCAATCATATAAGTTAACTGCTGGAAAATATTACTATGAGTAAAGATATAAGAATTTTACAACTAGCATCGAACGTTAGACCTGAACCAATAGAAAATAAATCTAAGGATTGGGTTTTAAACGGTGCTAAAAATAGTTTCTATCAGTACATTATTGATTTAAACTCAGATTCTAGTACTAACGGCTCAATTAACAAAACTTATGCCGATCTAATTTTTGGTAAAGGTTTAAGTATAAAGAATGGGGCTTTACATGTGGATGATTTACTAAAAGTGAAATCTATCTTAAAGGAAAATGATGTAAGGAAAATTTGTACAGATTACCAAGTATTTGGGGCGACAACTTTTGATGTTATAGAAACTAAAGGTAAAAAATTAAGTTCTATCTCTCACTTACCTAAACAGTTTGTTGTGCCATCTTTAGAGAATGAGGACGGTGAGATTGAAAGGTATTGGGTTTCTAGGGATTGGACGAACACCACGAAAACAAGACCCGAACCATTTCCAGCTTTTACGGGTCCAGGACATTCTCAACAGATATATTATTTAAAACCTTATTCCGTAGGAAGCCAATATTTTGAATCTTGTGACTATCAGAGCGGTTTAATGTATGCGGAAATGGAGCGTGAACTAGCTAGTACAAATGTAAACTATATTAAACAAGGTCTTTCTGCGGGCTATATAATAAATATTCCAGATGGTGCAAGTCTTTCAGATGAAGAAAAAAACAGATTAGAGCGACAAATAAAGGCGAAATTAACAGGTAGTTCAAATGCGGGGGCTTTTATAATGTCCTTTCAAGCAAGAGATCAAGAACCGATTACGGTTACAGTATTTCCAACAGCGGATAACATTCACAAACAGTGGGAGAGTTTGATAGAAACGAGTATTCAAAAAATACTTACATCTCACAGGTGTACGTCTCCTTCAATTGTTGGTATCGTTTCGTCAAGTGGGTTTAGTAATACAGCCGATGAAATGGAAACGGCAAGAGAGCAACTACTTACCTATATTATTAAACCAAAGCAAAAACAATTGACAGATGCTTTTGAAGAGATATTAACGCAATACGGTATTAATGTTCAATTAGAATTTATACCTATTACTAAGCCTGTTTCAGAAAAGCAAGAAACAACATTATCAGCAGATATTTGTTGTTCAAAGGATGATGATGGTGCTACGGTTGAAATGGCTGAAACCCTAATATCATTCGGTAAAGATTCCTTGGAAGGTTATGAGTTACTTTGTGGTTCTGAGGTTGACTATAAAACCGATGATGATTTATTTGGGTTATTAAAATTTGCAACATCAACGGGGACGGCTCGACCTTTAGCAAAAAGCAAACAAGATAGCGAGGATATAAAGATTCTTTATAGGTATGTAGGAAATCCATTCCCTGAGAGATTATTTTGTAAAAAAATGATGCTTGCAAATAAACTCTATAGAAAAGAGGATATTTTGCAAATGAATAAAAGCGGCATTAATGATGGATTTCAGAAAGG